GTGGTGGACCACAATAAGATAAGTTTCGTTCCGAAAACAGCGAAGACCGACAGGTCCATCGCTGTAGAACCTATGCTCAATGGTATGTTTCAGAAAGGGATCGATACGGTTCTTAAGCGGAAGCTTAGAGCCGTCGGTTTGGATCTGAGACACCAAGAGCGCAATCGCGAGCTCGCCCGTGAGGGCTCACTCGACGATTCCGAGGACGGTTTTGTAACAATTGACTTAGCATCGGCCTCCGATTCACTAAGTCTTCGTGTTACAGAACGCCTCGTGCCACCTGATTGGTTCGAACTCCTAAACAGAGTAAGATCCAAAAAGTACATGCTGCCCAACGGGGAGACGAAAGTCTTCTCGAAGATCTGCAGCATGGGCAACGGGTTCTGTTTTCCGCTAGAGACTCTTGTATTTGCATCTGTATGTATTGCTGCTGGTTGTGGCATCCCCAATGTAGACTTTCGGGTCTACGGTGATGACATAATCGTTCGCAAGAAGTACGCTCCGAAAGTGCTCAGTTTACTGAAGCACATTGGTTTCAAGGCAAATAAGGATAAGACCTTTTTAGAAGGTCCCTTCCGTGAGTCCTGTGGTGCGGATTGGTTCGGAGGTAAGGACGTACGTCCCTTCACCCTTGATTTTGCTCTTGATTCAGTTCAAGAGCGGATCAAGTTCCTCAATCTTGTTGCGTCTAAAGAATCTTTACAAAGATTCTTTGTAGGTATACGTCAGATTGTATCTGACAGCATACCAAGTGACTTCCGCTTTTATCGTCCCTTATGGGGAGATGATTCCGGAGCTATCACTTCAACAGGTGACGAACACCTTTCAAACCCCCATTGCCAGTTCTTGAGAAAGACTGGTATATGGAGTTGGAAGGAGTTCTCTAGTGAAAGCGTCGTAGATCACGATGCTTACACTTTAGGGGTGAGCAGTTCTCTGCTCATGGTTGTTGCTTTAAGGGGATCTGGGTCGATTAAGTTCGGTCCTTTACAAGGTTTACCTGAAGTTACTAAACGCGGTTTAACGCGTACGAGGATAGTTCGCAAGAGCTATTCGGCGACCAGCAATTGGTTGCCGACGTAACACGTCCATGACGTGTCGGTCTAGAGGTGATGGAAGCTTCATGCTCCCATTCTACTAGACCTTGGGGTTCAATTTTGAACATATCCAAGAGGG